GAGTTTAACCCATCCCCAGAAACTCTTAGAAACATTTATAATGCTTCTAGGATTATCGGCCGGAAATGCCGCAAAGCGGGTCCCGGTCCGTTAAAGGCAAGCCATATTTCATTGGCTGCCTCTGGTTCTCTATACTACACAGTAGAAGAGAACGGAAGAGCCCAGGAAATCAAAGATTCCATTAGGCCCTTTTTAGAGCATGTTCCAAAGGAAGATGCTCTTGTGTATACACCACTGGGATCTCAGAGAGATGTCCAGGGAGTTCCCCGATGGAGAACTTGGTGCAGATCCAAAACGTATGAAGGGTTTCCCGACACACCTTTTGGAGAAGAAACAAAGGAAACCCTTATAGGGTTTCAAGTGTTTCGTCAAGGATATGATGAAGCCATTGGCGATCAGATCCTTTTATGTGCCTGGTTTGCAATGCAAACCGAGCTACATGAAGTGGGAATCCCACTACGGGTCCTTACAATTACTGAACCAGGTTGTAAGGCCCGAATTGTAACCACAGGGCCATGGTGGCTCTATGTGTTACAACAAGCCTTAGCCCACGTAACACGTGGGTTTTTGGCTTCTCACCCGTCGGCAGAAGCTGGACTGGCGAGAACTGATCAGGCATGGCAATACCTTTACCTGATCAGAAAAGCAGATTTCTCCACCTTAGGTGAAGATCTGCTTTGCCTCAGTAGTGACTTAAAGTCAGCTACTGACGCTATCCCAAGAGATGTTGCAGAGCAACTTCTTTTAGGATTTACCGACGGGCTCGGCTATATTAGCCCGCTCGTCGATATCGCAATCAAGCTGTTGAAAACAGATCGATTGTGTCTCGTTTCGAAACTAAACCAATGGTTTATTGCGAAACGAGGAGTCTTTATGGGAGAACCTCTCGCAAAGACTATCCTCACATTACTTAACTTAAGTATGGAGGAAATCGCAATAAGAGAATATCTCCATTGCGATTTTAAAACACCTATCCAAGTACCTTGGAGGTGTTTTTCGATTGCGGGTGATGATCACATCGCAGTCGGACCCAGGGCATACCTAGAAGGTATAACCCGGGCTCATATCAGGGCGGGATCTATAATCTCGCCTGATAAACACGGTTTCTCCAGCAAAGCTGTCAGATACTGTGAGAAGATTCTTAAGGTTAGTAACTTTAAGAATCCTGACTGGACCCCAAAATCTATCAATGATAGTTTAGAGGTCCATGATAGGTCTCCCTTTGTCGATTCGATAAAGGTTAGACTTCTCTCTCCTTGTTCAAAGAACAATGAGAGTTTCAACGACCGTAATACGGCCGTTGGAAAAGCATCATCCTTGGGTAGAACCCTAAGGTGGATACCTAATGAGTTTTATAGCTATAAGCTAAAGAGACTCATACGGGACCGATTCTTTCAAAGAATGGGTCCTTTATTGCCACCAAACACCTCTGGTGTTTATTGGCATCTCCTACTCCCCGATAGTATCGGTGGGTTAGGATTATGGTTAGAAGAGGATATTCCAATCCTAACCAATAAACTACCAGATCCGACAAAGTCGTATCTGATAGATCTTGTCGCTGGCAGAGCGAGCGATCAAGATACAACTTACTTTAAGGGTTTTACCCATAATGTAAGTTACAGAGGTTACGAACTCTTAGAGTCCGAGATCTCTTTAGTCCGGGAATTTTTAATTACCGAACTTATTGCCATGATGCCGGGATACCCGATGCATGAGGCAAGAATAATGGCAGGTATCAGTGATAACCTATCATTAAAACAAGTCAAAAATCGCCTTAAAGGCTTGACTTGGTTAACCGAAGAGGAAGTCTATGACTCCCTCTTACGGCCATTCCTCTTCAAACAGATACTGTCTGGAGAGGCAAAGGTCTCTGCATTTAATACAGAGAGCTTTAAAAGTAGATATTCCAAACTTTGGGATATTTACTTTAAGGGTTCCCCCGTCTTAGACGAGGAAACTCTACGTAAAGCAATGAAATTGTCAAAGACAACATTGTTCTACAATTTCTCCGAGAAAATGGCGACGCCAATTCGAGGAGAAATCCTAGATGTAAACCTCATAGAGGAAATGACTCTAGGATTACCCGATCTCCAGATCCGATGGACTGATATCGGGACGCTCTCCGAGCCTATAAGGCAGGAAGAGCCCGAATTCTCCTATGGAGAATACGTATAGGACGCGTCTTTATAGGGTATAGCCCGAAGGCCTGTCCTCAAACGCGAACTAGTAGGGGGCGTGAC